TTAGGATTCAGAACTCCATTTTTTCAGAGTCTGATCAATCCTTTGTTTTAGACTCTCAAAGCCTCTATCATTTATAATTACCTCATCCGCTATTGACACAAGCTGAGGAACATCCAGCTCACTTCTCGATAGCGCTAAACCATCAAACACTTCACGAGAAATACCCACATCCTTCAGTTCTGTCCGGTCTCTTACCGTTCTGTCAAAACGCACATCCGGATCGGCCGTAACAGCCAAAAGTTTAAAACTCGCAATTTCAGAATACCTTTTTATTTCCTCTGGATAGCGAATACCATCTACAACTATCCGCCCCAAGTGAAGATTATCGAGGCGATACTTAGCGATAATGTCGTTCCCCAAAACTTTAAAAATCGAGTTACCCAACCTTCCCAAATTCTCCCGATTAGAAGGTATTCCCATACCTTCTAATATCTCCCTAAGCACGTCAGAGTTGGAAGCGGTAACATACCCGTATTTCTCCACCAGATATTTTGTAATCGTAGTTTTACCGGCTCTAATAGGCCCTACTAGCCCAATTATTTGAGGAAGCTCGGCGGCCATATCAACACCATCATCGAATAAATATAAACAGCAGAAAGGAAAACCATCATTACCGCCGCCTTAGTTGAAGGCGGATGATCACGCTTAGTATTTTTCCGGCTATCTTCGCCTGGAAAAAGCTTGATCGCAAAATATTCGAGTTGCTTACCCAACGCGAAAAATAAAAGAAGAGCAATTAGCGATATATCTCCCCATAGAGCTTCGTATGGTGTACCGGCAGACGGCGCTGCTCGGCTAACCATCCAAGCAGCGAAAACACAGAGCAATGAAATAGAGCAGTATGTCAAAAGTCCTTGAATGAAAGAGTAAAACCTTTCGCGAATAAGAACAGGATGGGGCGAACGTGGACTATAGATAACATCTACAATCACGTCCCAGACAAAGAAAACGGAAAATACCCACATCATTTGGAGTGCTTCAGGACGAGCAGACGCCACTCCAACATATGTAGAGATTTTCTTATCCTTCATATAATCCGCAAAATTTTGCTCCATTGTTTTTGCAATAGCAAAATACAGAACAACAAGAAAGACTTCGATCAATAAGAGCACAAACTCCTTTGAAAAAATATGTGCAATCTCAGTCTTATGGCCGGCAGCTTGAGACTTAGACCACATAACCCAGCTCATCGAAACCATAAGCAACGCCAAAAAAGAGTGCGTAAGCGATGCAAAAAGCAGCCCGTTGCCGGAAAGTAAATTTTCCCACATCTTCGGTGGACTAGAGGCCAAATCCCAACCACCGGTGATTACAAATAACAGCTCAGCTATTTGCTGAGCTATAGTCGCTGCGACCAGTGCAAACAACATTGCAATAAATGTTCGCCTAAGTTCATTCTGACTAGTACCATTATTTAAGTTTGCATTACCGCTTTGAGCCGAATTGCTCATAGACATTCCTTTGAGTTAGCTAGAATTAAATAAACAGCTTTGGCTGGCTAATGTATCGAGCCGCCACACAGTGTTTCCATCGAAATTCATGCATCCAATACGACTCCGATGGTAGGCAATGTGTCTCTAACACTACCGGATACCGATCTTCTTTGCGAACGCGATTAGCCCGCAAGCACCGTATTCATTGGTTATCGGTCACACACGGTGCTTGCCCCACCATTTTGGTTACGCCTTCTAAAATAATCCTCCAGAGGATACCGGATCCCAGTTCATGATCACCAGTTCGCCACTGACTTCAGCCGTACCCTGCCGCTGATTTGCTGTGGTATAGCGGATGTCCAGAGTCTCAAAGTGGAAGCCTTCGAACACACGGCGGATGTCCGGATGATTGTTGATGCTGACCATCACCTTTCCTTTGCACCGGCGCATGAAGTCGGCCATCCGTTCGTAGTTCTCAAACGGAAAGTCGACGCCATAGCCGGCGGTCTGCCAGTAAGGCGGATCCATGTAATGGAAGGTGTGGGCACGGTCGTAGCGTTCCGCACATTCAAGCCAGGGGAGATTTTCGACGTAGGTGCCGGACAGGCGCTGCCACGCGGCCGAGAGGTTTTCCTCGATGCGTAGCAGGTTGATGGCCGGTGCGGTGGTCGCCGTGCCGAACGTCTGACCCGATACCTTGCCGGCAAAGGCATGGTGCTGCAGGTAGAAGAATCGGGCGGCGCGCTGGATGTCGGTGAGGGTTTCGGGGCGGGTCATTTTCTGCCATTCGAACACCTGTCGCGAGCTGAGCGCCCATTTGAACTGGCGCACGAATTCCTCAAGGTGGTTCTGCACGACGCGGTAAAGCGTTACCAGGTCGCCGTTGATGTCGTTGAGGACTTCGACAGGCGATGGCTGGGGCTTCATGAAGTGCAGCGCGGCGCCGCCGGCAAAGACTTCGACATAGCATTCGTGTGGCGGAAAAAGCGGAAGGAGGCGGTCGGCCAGGCGGCGTTTGCCGCCCATCCAAGGGATGATAGGTGTAGACATTAAGAGCAAGACCTTTACTGTATGAATAAACAGGTGCTAGGCTCGCCGCGCTTTGTGCACGAAGCTGGAGCCTAGGCCGGACTTGCAGGGGCAATCTGCGGGGACGGCGGTCGGATTGAATGTTGACGCATCCATTCCGACCGCTTCATTTATTGACTAAGGACGTTGCCTCCATGATTAAAAAATTGCTGTTGCTGCTGGTTGTATCCCAAATGGCTGCATGCTCTAACCAACCCTCAAGTGCCTATGAAAGTGGTTGGACCGGCGACACCAACGAAGACGCGTACGCAGCGTGTGGCAGTTTTCGCGTCAAGAAAGGCTTTCAAGATCCATCAGTGATGGATCATCTCGTTGCATCGCATCAACTCACGAGCGAACAAGCGGCACGTGCGGTTGAACGGAATGTGCAGATAGGTGACCCTGAATGTTTGGCCTATGCGGCTTACGGATTGGACCGGCACAAGATCTCGTTTTACAAGAACAAGGCCGGAGAGCTAACCGCCAAGTCAGTCACTTATCTTTGCAGTGAGAGTGACGTGCCTTGTCCTGGGCTGACGGTGATGTTCTCGGACGGAAAAGTAACGAACGCCACCGTCACGAATAAATAGCACCACTGACCATTCAAATCTGAACCATGAACGCCAAACTCAGTGGTGTTCATGGCGCAGTGCCACTCGCGCGCTCACGGTCAAATATCAGACGTACATAGTCTTGGCACGCACTCAAAGCCATCAATCCTCTGTCACCGTCGTCGGTGATTCCGACAATTCGTTGAGCATGCGCCGGGTCAAGTTCGGCTCTTGTGGGGCCATGAACCACGCTGCCGGTGGTGGCGGAGGTTGGCACCGATCCGTTGCCGGCATCGGTGGTGGCGTCGAGTAGGACTGACAGGCGCAGATCAGCAGTGGCAAGACGGTCACGCAGGCGATCTTGATTACGTTGGACATCGGTCAGGGCTCGGTAATGGGTTTGTTCGCTGGTAGCCAGGCGCTGCTCGAGCGCAAGGCGTTTGTCTTGTTCGGCGCGCTGCTGCGCGGCGGAGGCCAGGGCCAGTTGATTGAGCGTTTCGGTGTGAAGGCGAGCCTGCTCGGCGAGCTGTTTGCCGTAGCGCCAGTCCTGCACTTGCCAGGCGATGGCAGCGGATCCGCCGGCCAGGGAGGCCAGCAGCGCCGCGTTGACCAACAACCGATACGGCGCCGGGATCATTTCGCCGAGGCGCATAGCACCGCCCTCGCCCGCTCCCACAACTGCAAGCGATCCTGCAGACCATTCAGGCCGCCGTTGATCTTGCGGGTGATCGCTTCGAACTCGTGTCGGTCCGCCAGAGCGTTCAGCTCACGAACCCACCAGAACCACGCGGCCGACTCAGCGGCCCACTGCGGCAGCTCCAGCAGCTCAGGCGTGCGCAACAAACGCTCGTCGCCGAACAGCGCCAAGCTGCAGCGCAGGTAGTTGTTGTGGCCGGTGATCTGTATCAGCCCGCGACCACGGTAGCGCTGGCCATCGCCGTCGGCCTCGGGCGTGTTGCCCAGCCGTGCGGCCAGAGTCCCGGTGTCATACTTGCTCAGGTACTGGTCGCCGCCCAGTTCGCGCACGTAATTCAGCTCGCCGGATTCGTGTCCGACCTGGGCGAGAAACGCAGCTTGGCGTTGCGGTGTGTTGATCTGCCGACGGATCATTGCGGCATTGAGCGCAGATACAAAAACGCCCGCTTGGCGGCGGGCGTTGGGCATGATGCGTTGCAGTTGTTGCTCTGTCAGTGACATGGAGTTCTCCTCGGTTGTGGGACTTCGGCGCTACTGCTTGATCTGAACAACCTTCAGATCCTTCGCCGGCTTTTTCTTCTTGCCTTTGGCTTTCGCCTTGCCCTTCTTGCCGCCGTTGCACTCGACCGTCGTGCTCCAACCAGCCTGTGTGAACACCTGCTCCACGGAGTCGATCAGGTACTCGCCGTCGAGTCCGACCTTAAAGCCCTGGGCGTTGATCGATCGTTCGGCAAACAGGTCGGTGCGCCCTGCCATCTCCAGTCGGACGCCGGCCGTGGATCGATTGAACGCAGTGAGGCGGGCTTGGGCAGCAGCTTCGGCAGCTGACTTGTTCGGGTAGATGTGCCGGTCGGTGTGCACCGGCGGCAAGCCGTCCGGTGATTCGTCGTTGTCGAGAGTGACCACGGCGAGCTTGCCGGTCTTCTTGTCCTGGTGTTTGGTCGACACAGCCTTGTGGGTGTTGCGGTCACCGAGCCGGAACTGAAAACGGCTGACGTCTGGGCGATGGATAGTCACAGTGCCTAGCGCCTTTCCCGAAGCACTCTCCCCGCCCTGACGCTGCATCACCAGCAGCTTGCCGTCAGCCACCTTTGCCGTGCAGTCGTATTGCTTGGCCAGGCGCGTAATGAAATTGAAGTCCGACTCGTTGAGCTGATCGGCACGGGGCACCTTTGTCTGCACCGGGCAGACCGCCTGCCAGCCGTTGCGAGCGGCGACGTCGGCGACGATCCGCGACAACGACACGTTTTCCCAACTGCCGCTGCGAGTGGTCTTGCCGCTGCCGCGCATGTCGCTGGCCTTGCCGGTGATCACCAATGTGTCCGGCGGGCCGGACAGCTCGATCTCATCAACGACGTAGCGGCCGATGCGGGTTAGTCTGGTTTCTGCGTAGCCCAGGTAGATCTCGATGCTGGCCCCACGCGAGGGCAGAACCACCGCACCGTCGCGGTCATCGATACGCAGTTCGAACTCGTCGGACTCCATACCGGGTTTATCTGTGGTTTTCAGCTGCAGGAGGCGGTCATTGATCCGCTGGGTGATGTCGGCGCCGTCGGCCACGACACGAAAGATTGGAGTCATTGTTTCGTCCAATAAAAAGCCCGCACAAGGCGGGCTTAGTGGTTTCTACTTTCTGCTGGTCAGTCGATCTTGACGATGGTCAGGCTGTCTTCTCCCACAGCAATAACACTGTTGCAAACGGGGCAAGCAAAAACGTCTGTATCAGGGACAGGCAACAGCTTGGTACAGGTAGGGCAGTTGCCGACCAGAAAGGATTCCCGAGAACCGAAAATCTTTGTAAAAACCGCAAACACCATCACCAATGCCAAAATCCAGCCGATCACTGGGATCAAAGCTAATAGAGCTATTACTGCAACGGAGATGACGAACCAGATGATGCGATGAGGGATTTCCTCTTTGATACTGCGTTTGACTTCTCTCAGTTCTGTCGACTTTTCCATGTAGTAGCGCTCGCTTTTTCCTAAAAATGACAAGTCTATCGGTGCCGGATTTCTCTAGCAAATTGCCATCACAAATCCAGGCGACATGTCAGCCCCACAGCATCACCTCACTGTCGTCGGGCGCCGGCAGATCCGGCAGCTCGATCACGATGCCGGCGCGGTACGGTTGCGGCTCATCGGCCAAGCCCTGATTAGCATCCAGCACCGCCTCGACCGTTCCGTTCAGATGCCCGTAAGCGTGGTAACACAGGGTGTCGAGCAGATCCTCGTCAGACGTTCTGCAAGTCATCGCCATAGCGCACAAACTCCAAGGTGAACGCCTGCTTGCGTGGGATCCCGCCCTGCAGCAGCGCGCTTTGTTCTTCGTCGACGTTCTTCAGGCACCAGGTGCCAAGCACGTCGCCATAGCCGGTGGTCAGCGTCAGCGGCAGCTGCTGAGCGCCGAGGCTGCGCAGCGTATCCAGCTGTTTGATGCCGCCCTTGAAACCCGGAAAGATCGCGCCCTTTAGCGTGATCTTGTCCTCACCGATGCCCACCGCTTGCTGCGCAGGCCGGCGAGTCAGGCGCTCCTGCGAGGCCCAGCGGTACTCCGTCGAGCGTCGCAATTCGTCGAAGGCGGCAGTATCCAGGTTGAAGTAATACGGGACCGCTTTGGGATCCAGCGGCTGCACGATCAACAGGTGCGGGAATGGCTTCACCGCCTCCGGTACCGGCGTCGCGTCACCGGCCAGCGATCCGGTTGGCAGGATGTTCCCCAGCGATGGGCTAACCTTGCCGGCGATCTTATTGATGGCGGTCGACGCCCGGGCGGCTTGCTCCTTGAGTTGGCCCATGCGCTCATCGATCTGCGACAAGGCACGCGTGGCCTTGTTGTAGGTGGCCACCACCTGACCGACCTTGGCCTGGGCGGCGTTCACCCCGCGCATAACGCGCTGCAGTTTCTCACCGACTGCCGGACCGACAATCGGAATGCCTTCCAGCTCGGAGGCCGCGCCGCTGATCTCGCTGATCGCGCCGTTGACCGGCCCCATCATGCCGTCGAGGCTCCGCCGTCCTGTCTCCCCCGCTGCCGCCAGTTGCTTGAGCCCTGACTGCAGCTGTTCCATGTAGGCCATCAGTCCTCCTTACACATGCGGTTCATCGTAGAGTTTGCGGTTCTGCAGCTGCTGCGTGGCCTGCTGCATTTGCTGCGCGATATAGGGCTGCAGCTCTCGCGCCATTTGCGCCGGATCCTTGGCATCGCCTTGGACTGTGATGTGCAGCGGCGCCGAAATCTCGACCCGCTGCTCGACCTTCGGCGTGTCGGTTTTCGCTGCCGGAACCGGGGCGGCCAACAATGCCGGAGGGACCGGCGTTGTAGCAGGTGCTGCAAGCGACCGGGCCACGTCGCCCATTGCTGCAGGTGCCAATGGACCAGCAGCGGCCTTGGGCTCGAACGACTTTGCAATATCGCCCATCACCGGCGGCAGGTTTTTGCCGGCATTGGCCATCATCAATGGCCCGGCATCCGGCACTCGCTTGAGGGACTCATCGGTGCCGAATAGTTTTTTGCCCAAAAAACCGCCGGCCGCATCGCCGCCCATGTAACCGAGGTATCCGCCGATCAGCCCGCCGACGATGTTGCCAATGATCGGCACCGCCGTTCCGATAGCGGCGCCCGCAGCTGCACCGGCCAAAGTGCCGGCCAGTCCACCCGCTGCCTCGCCATAGCCTTCGGCCTTTTCGTCTTGAGTCACGGCATTTTCGTAGGTGTCGTAGGCCTTGAAGCCGGCGTCGGCCACCGCCAAGATCGCCGGCCCCTTGACGCCATCGGCGATCTTGCCGCCGCGACCACTGCCTCCGCTGCCGCCGCCCTTACCGCCTTTGCCCTTCTTACTTTCGCCGCCACTCACGTCACCGGCATCCAGCCCACTACCTGCACCTGGCAGGTTAGTGACGATCACCTTTTGCGGGATGTTCGGATTGCCCATCAGCGTGCCGCGCCCGAGGTTCATCAGACCCTTGCCAACCTTGAATGCGCTGACCGCGCCCTTCAGCGCAACGAGTCCAGCCACGGCTGTGCCGATGCCGACGACAACTCGTGGAAACTCATCGGCGAAGCCCGACAGCTTGCGACTGACGTTGTTGATACCGTCGGCCAGGGTGTCGGTTACCGGCCGCAGCGCATCGCCGATACTGCGCATGGCGTCGTCCATGGACTGGGCCATCTCGGACCATTTTTGCGCGGAGGTTTGCCGGCGCTCCGCCAGGTTTTTGTCGAGAATCCCGGTGGCGTCGGCTGAATCTTTTTTCAGCTGGTTGTACAGATCCTTGTTCTGCATGTACGCCGTCAGGGCTGCTTTCACCTGCATGTCAGCGAACAGGTCACCAGTGCGCAGAGCCTCTTCCAGAGACTTCATCATGGCTTTGGCTTTCTCGGGATCGGCCTCTTTGCTGATCGCGGCTGTGGCCTCGGCCATCTCGGCGGCCCGTTTCGGATCGGTCGCCTGGATGTACTTCTGGGCCAGGGCAAAACTGGATTCCAGTGTGGACATGCCGTTTTGCAAACCGGTCTGCATCGAGCCCTTGTAGTCGATACCAGCCTTTTTGTAAGCGTCGACCGTCTCGCCGGAACCGATTTTTTCCATCCAGTTTTTGAGGTTGTTGGCCGCTTCGTCCGAACCGCCGGCCGTCTTCATCTGCACCTGAAGCATGGCGCCCAGCTGCGTTACCGAGTCCATGCCGGTGATGCCCAACTTGCCCATGCCGGCCAGCAGTTCAGGAAACCAACGTGCCATGTCGACCGCTTCAAAGCTGCCTGCTTGCCCCTGATAGGCGATGGCTTCCAGCGCTTTCTCCATCACCCTGGGGTCAGTGATCTTGGCGTTCTGTCCCAACGCGTTGATCATCCTGGCCGTTTCAGTACCTTCCGATCCCTGCCCCACGGCAAACTTGGCCGCCGTCGGTGCATAGGCCAGTGCCTTGTCCAGTTCCATGCCGGCACCGACCAGGGCGTTGACCACTTCGGCCACCTGATTGCGTGCCATACCGGTATCACGCGACGTCTCGATCACGGTCTTGGACAACTGCGCCTCTTCCGGCGAGTTGGCAATGTTGGCCTTGATCGCGATGTCACGAATGATCGCACCGTAGTCCGCACTGACCTTGGTTGGGATGGCTGCGGCGGCAGTCAGCGCACCGGCTTGGCCAATGGTGCCTTTGAGTCCCGCCCGGCCCTCCTTGATCTGCCGTTGTCCCAGCGCTTTCAATTCAGCGCCGGCGGCCACGCGCCCCATCGTGGCGTAAGCCTTGCCCAATCGCCCAACCTCGACGCCCTGTTTCTTGAGCAGATCGAGGTTCTTTTCGTACTTGGCCAGCAGCTTGTCTGCGCCTGCGGCACCGGTCATGTGCGCCTTGCGCCATTCATCACGCAAACGCATGGTGTCGCCGATGGTGTTCTGCAGGACTCGGGCCTTACTGCCTACCGAATCCAGATGTTTGATCTTGCTTTCGACGTCCTTGAACGCTTTGCCTACCGTCTGATCGACGGCGCCGCCAATGACAAAGCCAAGCGCGAGATTCTTCGCCATGTGCGTGCCTTATGCGTCGGAAAGAGTTGAGCGGTGGCTCAGTCGGAGAGCCACCACACCAGTTCGTTGAAGGGCATGGCCAGGATCTCGGCTGCTGAGAACCCGGTCTCCCGAGCCATGCGTTTGGCCAGCATCTTCAACGTGGTGCCGTCGCACTTAGTCGTCCGTGACCAGACGAAAGTAGCCGGCCTGCAGGCGCATGTAATCGACCACCTTGAGTGCGACCAAATCCGCCTCCGGGGTCTGGGTCAGCGAAGCGAACAGCGACAGTTCGCGCTGCTCGGCGTCGCCGTTGGAGGCCGCCTGTGCCGCTCGCACATCTCGCACGCACGGTGCACGCATCGTCAGGCGGTCGACCTGAACGCCATTGAGTTCAGTCGGGTGCTTGAGGCTGATCCGGAAACCTTCCTCGGTGATTTCCATCCACTTTGGCAGCGGCTGCTCCGGGGTGCTCTGAATTACTTGAGTCATTGCGTGTGTCCTTAAAGGCCCAAGGCCGAACGTTCTTCAGCGAGTTGATCGACGCCATCCACCACCAGCACCATGCCAACCATGTCGATCTCATAGATCAACCGACCGTCGACTTCGAGCTTGTAGTAAGTCAGCGCCATGTTGTGTTTGCTTTCGGCTTTTTCACCGGCCTTCCAGTCGCCCATGTCGACCTCTTTCAGGCCTCCACGCATGGTGACGATCACCGGGGTGACCTTGCCCTTGAGGCCTTTGAAGGAACCTCGGAACACTGCGTTGCAGGCGGTGCGGTCGGAAAGACCGAACCACTTCAATGCCTCGCGACGAACACCGTTGGTGGTAAATCCGGCTTCGAGTTTTTCCACGCCGGTCGGGATCTCGATTTCCCCTGCCATGCCCCCGCCCCGGTAGGTTTCGGTTTTCAGAACGACCTTGGGCAGGGTCAGGCTCGGCATTTCACCGGCAAAACTCACGCCGTCAATAAACCCGGCGCAGTTGGACAGAACTTCAGGAATCATCAGGAGGCCTCCTTAGGCAGGCTCAAGCACTTCAGTCATCCATTGATTGGTGACCTCAAAAAGGAAATTCGGGTTCTCGGCCGGCGGCACGTCGGTGAAACGGATCCGCCAATACACCTTGCCCTGTTCGATCTGGCTGGCCGTGTTCAGCTCCTGGTCGGCGTACACTTCGAAATTGATCAGCGCACCCTGATTTTTCAGGTCGCGCATGAACGCCTGCAGGCCGTCAGTGACATCCTTGACGTAGGTCTTGGTGACCGAGCGGTCAACCGCCCATTTGTGGCCGGCCTGCACCGCATCCATGAGGATGAACAGAGTGCGTACGCGGGTGACGAACGCCCACTTAGGATCACTCGACAGCGTGCGGTTACCCCAAAGGCGGTAGCCGTCGTCGCGAATGATCGTGGTGATATTGGCGTTGTTGAGCAGGTTGGCCCGGCAGGTCTCGTCGCCGTCCAGGTATTCGACGGCTCGGGTGGTGCCGGTGATGCCGGTGAATTCCTTGTTCGACGGTGAAGCCCAGAAGCCGTAGGTCGCATCCGTCCAGGCGAACAGGCCGGCTGTCCATGCCGACCCCGGCGCATCAACGGTCTTGCTTGCCTCGGTGTCCCAGAACTGCACCCCAGGGTCGACCATGAACAGGTTGCGGCTGCCGAAGTTGTCGGCGTAGGCCATGGCGGCCTCGTCGGTGGTGCATGGCCCATCGATGATAGCGATGGCCCGCAATTTTTGCGCCAGGGCATCCATCGCCGTGGCCACAGCCTGCGTTGCCGAATGGCCCGGCGCGATCAGCAATCGCGGCTGGGCGTTGAACAGGCTCTTACCATCAAGCAGCGCCTGCAGACCGGTACGCTGTCCGGAGGCCATTACACCGCCGATGATCGCCGAAGTCTGCAGCGCCGGGTCGTCCATCTTCGGCACACCGATGGCGACAATCACCGCCTTGGCCTTGGTGTAGATTGCCTGGCAGGCCTTCGTGATGGCAGCCCCCGCACCGAAGGCGGCGATGGCCTCGCGCTCGGTGGTAATGAGCAAGAGCTCACCGGCCCTGGCGGTACCGCCGCCGACCAGTCCGGGGGTAAAGGTGTCGCAAAGTCCGATGATTGATGAGGACGGCAGCGAGATGGTGCGTGCGCCGGTATCGACCGAAGTGGTCGTGACGCCGTGAAAGAAACTCATAGAGGTCAATCTCCAGAAATGAAAAAGCCCCGCATGAGCGAGGCTGTCAGGGATGTTCGTATTGCGGGTCATGGAAAAGAAAACGCCCTGTCATTACAGGGCGTTTATGGGGTTTGGCCGGCCACCCACTCAGGGACTACCGGCCGGGAAATCTCGGCCGGAAATCCAGCCGTAGCCGGCCAGTCGCGCAAAGCCTTGATGTACGCCAAAAGCTCAGCGTACTGGTCTGCCGAGAGCGTGGTATCAGAAGACAGTTCAAGCTCGTCGCGATGACGATCACGCAACCACGTCACCCTATAAATCTCTGCATCACGCCATGCCCGTGCCGCGACTTCCTCATCATTGATTAGCTGGCCGGCCTGCATCGCCGCCGCGTACACCAGGTAGCGAGGATCATCGTCAGCCACTTCGAAGATGTCTGGCCAGTAAGCGGGATCCTGTGCACAGGACACCAGGCCCACTACTTTATCGCCCTCAATTTTGACGAATTTACTCATATTGAATACCCCGCGCAGTGCGCATAAAAAGTCGGCGCCCCTGCGTTCGTGGACGTGGTGAGGTTGACCATTTGAGGGGTGGTGATGGCAATGGGTGGATAGTTGGTGATCAGTAAAGTGCCGGCCGTGACAGATGTTGTCATGTTGACCTGTCCAACACCTTCATTGCCGGTGGCAAGGTTGATGGTCATTGCTCCGCCATTCGCGTTTAGCAGTCCAAGCTCGCCCCAATGCGTCTTGGCGTTGAGCGGCACAACTCCGGCAATCGACAGGGGAACGTTGGTCACCTGGTTCGGTAAGGCGTAGTAGGTACCCAATATGATCCGGTGATTACGCCCCTCTACCGTTACTGTTTTGATCTTGCCACTGGCGTCGGTGGGTACTACCGCGACCAATGCGGAAGCCGTGTAACCAGCCGGCACCTTGCCAGCGCAAACTTCCGGTGCGGCTGCAGAGGTCGCGTTCACCGCCAACCCCTTTGTGACTTTTGTGACCGGGTTATAGATCGCATAAATTGCCAGATAGCCATTGGCAGGCGGCGCGCCGATATCCATCCCACCCGCACCGTTCGACGCAAGATTTATGGCTATAGCGACAGCACTCAAGGGCCAAGCCATTCCGCCCAAAGCAGTTTTAACGATCAACTCATCCGCCCGCCAGTTCGCAGTCATTGACGGCGCAGTAACGACCATTAACGCATTACGAGACTCCCCTGCTGTAGCCCTGGCTACGGACAACGACTGCACTGCCGAATCCAACTCGCCCTTGGTGCAACCGTCTTCTATGCCCATTTCGGCCAGCGTGCTGGGGTTATCGCCCTCTATCACAATCCCGCGATCATTGGTTTTGACTCGTGTCCACTGGCCCGATGTCTTGTTCTTCGGCAGCACTTCCAGAATGGCTGCGTCGACGTAAGCCCGCGTTGCCAATACCACCGCCGGATCAATCTTGAGCTGAATGTTGCCCGTGCTGGTAACGAGGAAGTTCACGCGAACGATCTGCGTGCGACCCGAGCCCTGTGACAGCAGCGGCTTGAAGCTCGGCGCGCAGTTGGCCACAGCCACCAGATCGCCGTCCGCGTCGTACAGGCCAATCTCGCGGATCCAGCGCCCGCCCTCATCAGCCGGAATGACCTGCTCGGCGATCAACACCGCCGGATTGACCGGGTCGACGAGCAGCCGGTTGAGTGGCCTGCGCCTCCACTCATTGATCAGCTTGATCTGCCCCTCGGTGGGGATGACCGGGTCGATGTTGTTGGCATCCCCGACGCCCATGTCGGTGATTTTCCAGGGGATGCCGAGCGCGTCGGCGTTGGCCTGTTTGGCCTTTCCCACAGTCGTGAGAATGGCAAAAAACTGAGTATTCGCATCAGTCATTGATAGATGTCCAGGGTGTCGATGGTGTGTTCGCGTCCGATCACGCCGAAGCTGCCGATGACTTCGATGTCACGCATCACGGGCGGGTACACGTCGATTACGTCGCCTTCGTACAGGGCGACACTGATGTTCAGGTTGCCTTGGGTTTCGAGGCTGATGGCGAGTCCGGTGAGTTGCCGGCTGACCGGTTTGGCGTCGTCGATCAGGCGGTCGAGTTCGAGGTACATTTCCTCGGTGATGCCGGTGTCGAGGACGCCGACCTTCAGGGCGAAGGTACCCGGCACGCCTTCCGGCACGGTCTGCCACCATTCCTGCACCTCGATCAGATAGCCCAACGGCTCGACTACCCGACGTAGCGCACCGATGGTGCCCTTGTGTTTGTGGATGTAGAACGAGGCCTTGATCGCGGCGCGCTTGACCGGCTCCGGCCATACCGGGTCCCAGCGGTCGACCGACCAGGCCCAGGCCAGGTGTGGTAGCAGATGCACCGGACAGGTGTCGGGGTTGTATAGCGTGCGCAGCGGGATCAACGTGGTCTCCGCGAAGGCTGCCTCTATCCCCCGTTCCAAGGGAGTGCTGTTGAGCGGTAGGAGACTGCGCATTCAACCTCCCAGCACGACGGAGTAACCCGTGCAGTAAGCGGCCTGCGCCTTGGTGGGTTTCAGATCCTGCCAATCCTTCAGCTCGACCCGGGCGACGCCGGCGACATGCAACTGGGCATCGACTCCGGAACGTGCCACTTCGACACCCAGTCGGCGCCGTGGATTGATCCAGGCTTCCAATCGACGGATAGCCTCCGTAAGCGCCGCGTCATTTTCCGGGCCGGCACCTTTCATGTGCAGCACGGCATCGACGCGATACCGGAGGATCTCGGCGCCGCGCACGGTGACGCGGTCGCCAACCGGACGCACGTCATCGTCGTTCACGGCCGCCGCGACCAAGGCCAACAACTCCGGCCCAGCCGTGCCGTCGCCCTCCAGTCCCAGCACCGTGACGTCGACGTGGGCAGGCTTCGGGCTTTCCGCCGTGGCATCGGCGACCAGCGCCGAGGCGTTACGAGCATGGAGGATATAGCTGTTACGCGGGCCGGCCGTGGTGAGACCTTCGTAAGCCAACTGCACGCGTTCGCGCAATGCATCATGGGACTCCATGACCGCTGCAATCGGCGGCACAGCTAGAGGATCCGCCGCCTGGATCACCAGGCGCTTGAGGTTGACGTTGGCGGCCAGGTGATCCAGATCGGCGCCGGTGGCGTAGGCCAGGAACTGAGCCTTGGCCGCGTCGTTAACGCGCGCCCGGTTACCGAGCTTGATATAGCTACCGACCTCCAGCAGCTTTGTCACCGGATCGCTTTCCAGCGAGGCGGTCCAGTTCGGCCCCATGTGTCCTCTGAACACGCCTAGCACTTCGCTGTACGTGTCTTCAAAGTCCAGCGGTTCCAGCACGTCCGGTGCCGGTAGCTCCGACAGATCCACCAGGGTACTCATACCCACACCTCCAACGTGCCGCGTTCACCGAGGTATTCGCCGCTGATCTTGAAATTGATTTGACCGCCCAGAACGGAGACCACCACGACGCGCTCAAGCTTGAGCCGTGGCTCCCATTGGTTGAGCGCCCGCACGGCCTCAGCCTGCGCCGCGCTTTTCCAGCCTTCGTTGATGGGCAAGTCGACCATGCGCCGGAGCTTGCTGCCGTACTCCGGCCGTTCGCGACGGCTCAGCAGCGGCGTTCCGAGGATGTCCGCAACCGACTGACGTAGATGCTCGATGCCGGAGATGGGCTGCCCGGTGTGGCGATCCATTCCGATCATCGGGTCTACTCCTTGAGCTGCTCGTATTCAGGGTGAGCCTTGAGGTATTTCAGCGCGACGTCATCGCCTGCCTCGACCGTGACCAGGCTCTTGGCCACGGGAAGGGTGCGACCGTCCGGAAGGATCACCGTACGCGAGGTGTAGAGGGTGTCGCGAAATTTCACTGCGGATGTGATCGAAACCGGTGGGGTTACGGCGACAGGATCCTGCCCCGATGTATCGTCTTGAGGTTTGGCCATGATTGCTCCGGGCATGAAAAAACCCGCGCTGGGCGGGCCGGATTGAAAAGATTTGTTAGTGCTTGTGGTGGTTGCTGTTGCCGGTAGTGTCCAGGATCGCGCCGTCGCTAGTGATGTCGCCGGTGACGTGCAGCGGCCCTTCGACATTAACCGGCCCTTTGATGTTTACCGTCGCCTCAAGATCGATCGTTCCTGACTTCACGGTAACAGCGTTGTCGGTGACCTCGGCCTGAGTCGCCCCGACCTGGATGGAGACCGTGCCGGTGGGCAGGGTGATGCTGTAAATGCTGTCCTGCCAGTCGTAGACCAGGCGCCCGCCATCCTCGAAATGCCAGACTTCGACATGGTCGCGGTTGTCCGGCGGCGCGCCGCCGTTGCCGTACAGGCCAGGAATGAACGTGCCTTGTGCCACGTCCCCGCTGGCACTGATCAGGGTGCCCTGCTCGTTCAGGCTGGGCGCCCGCCAGTGCCGCGCCTTGCCGGCGGCAACGCTGTGCCAGCGCACCCAGCCGCTGACCCACTCGCCGTCCGAGACACGGCAGGCCGGTGGTGAAGAGGTAAGGTCGACTGCGACCACGTAGCAGTCCTTTACTAGGCCGGCGAGCATGCGGTCGTGCTGTGCCGCGACGTAACCTGAACTCATGGCACGTCCTCCGGACGGAAAGGACCATCGCCTGGTTCGGTATTCAGCATCAGGGTGCCCGGCGGCTGATCCGGCCATGGCCATTCGGCGTCACCGAGGTAGATCTGCTGTGTCCACGCCACGACCCAGACGGTGTAGCCGTCCAACTCGGGTTTGGTCCAATCCGGCATGGCCTGCACGAACTCGGCCGGTTCGACCGCCACCCCCCAGCTCTGCATACGCAGTAACGCGCCAAGATGGCCGGCCAGAAACACCGCCTGTTGATGGTGATCAGGCTGAATCGGATCGGTGATCACCCGCGCCTCGAACTTGCAGGCCAAACCGGTTTCACCCGTTCCCGGGTCAAGGCCCGGCTCCATCTCGGCCAGCTCGATCAGCACCGCCGGCAGTGGTAAGCGATCCAGGTCGTTCGGCCACATGGCCACGGCCTGCAGACCCGGGAAGTGATCCTGAATACGCCGCTCAATGGCGTGATACAACTGCTCAAGACTGAACGGCTCGTCGACTTGATCGGTCACGTCATTTCCCCCTCAGGTGCTTCTGCAGCTCAAAGTTGAGTTCCTGCTGCAGGACGTGCAGCAACTGTTCGTCAGCCTTGCGGATCCAGCTTTCGAAATGTGGCCGCGCCTGCTCCAGCGAGACCTTGGCTTTCGCCAACGGAAAACGGCTACCGTGTTCGGCGATCCAACCCGAACTGGCCCCGCCTGCCCCGCTGACATCGCTGTCGGGGTAGTCACTGGCGTCGAAATGCTTGCTGGCTGTACGGATCCAGACGTCCGCGCTGTTGCCGTAGACCTTCTTGAAGAACGCACCCTGAAAGCGTCGACCCGCCACCGACACACCGGACCGACTCTGCCGAGGACGACCGATGCGGCTGGCTTCCATGGCGTTGAGGCCGAACCAAAGTTTGCCGCTGTTGGCTCCCCCGCTGACCGGGTATGCCCGCAGGCGCTGTCGCACTGCTGCTACGGCGATACGTTCCTGACGACCGATAGCGCGGGCGATGTGTGTGGCGAGCCAACGCAGAGTTTTGTTGATCGCTCGGCGCTGAGCAGCGGCGGCAGCCTTGGGCACCAGGGCGGCGAAATCCTGAAAGGCTTTCAGGTCTGCCGCCGAGGTCTGCAGCGAGATCATCCCGCCGCCGGCCGAGGGCTTGAAGTAGCTGCCGACACTCATGGTTTAGCCCTCAATAACAACGCGACCCAACCGGTGCCATCCGGTTCAAGTTTCACCAGGTCGTACTGTCCACCGCCGTCTTGCGCCGGTAGATCAATAAGAACCAGTTGGCCCGGCTCAATTCCTGAAGCATCGTTGACGCGGATCTCGAACTGCGGCTCTCGTAGTGCGGTGTTGATCCGGCCCATGCGCGGCTGTAACCAGGGTGCTGAAAAGAAACCGGCGATCTCGCGACCGCCGACCGTCCCCATGTCCCCCAGCCCATCCAGCACCAGGGCATCCATGTCTTCGCTCAACTCGCGAAAGGCCACAGTCATTCACCGTCGTCGACGTCGTCGGCTGTAGCTGGGTTCTCTCTAAGCAATTGCTGCGCTCGCGGATCCTTGATGGCGGCAATGCGCCCCTCAGCCAACAGCGCGTCCGCCACCTCCTTGCTGGCCGCGCTATAGGGCTCGCCCTTGACCACCACACTGCGACCGTCCTGCACGGAACCGTCGATCACCAGGTATTCAGCTTTTTTGGCCATGTCACACCACCTTGGCGTAGATGAAAGCGTCCGGCTCCAGCAGGCCGGCCAAGGCCGCACTCTGCAACTTCAGCCAGCGGGCGCTCGGCTCTTGAGTGACCCAGCTTTTCGGAAAGCGGGCCGCTTCAACCAGACCGCTTTCGACGGCTTCCAGATCCTGAATCGCGCCGTAGAGCATGGCGTTGCGCGTGGAAGTTGAGCCGAGGATCAAACCGCCAGCCGGGATCATCGGCAGTTCTTCATCTTCGTCGTCATCGGCCAGATACCACTCGTCATAGCCGTACAGGTCGACGCCCGGATCATTCAGGTAACCCAAGTAGGTCACGCCGTCGGGCAACTCCTCTGGCTTGATCATGCCCATGTCGACGCGGCGGGTATTGAGTTGCTTCATCACCGTCGCATTGGATTGGAAGGCGTCCAGAGCTTCGCCGCTCATGGCCACAGTATTGGCCGTGCGGCCGGAGTCCTTGGCGATCTTGCGTTTCCAACTGCGCAGGTTGCCGATGGGATCGCTGTCGGCCGTGCCCCATTGCCCGCTGCCGAGGCTGATCCGGTGGTCGCTCGCCATCAGGAAGTCGATGGTGTCGTCCACGCCCTCGCCGATCACGCGAACCTTGCCGGTGGTCAGCGCCTGGGCGCACATCCACTCTTCGCGACGGACGATCTCGTCATCCAGGTCACGCAGATCCTTGCCCAGCAACTGGCCGGCACGCTCCAGCGGGGTGCGCGTAGAGTAAGGGTTGTCGCCGGCCGCACGCTTAAGCACAAGCTCGGCAGTGGTCTCGCGCTTGGGCTGAATGTACGGCGGCGCGTAGGTGCTGGTGGTGTACCCCTCGCGCAACGACAGACTGCCCGGCAGACGCGGATTGACGAACGGCGCCATCTTGCGTTTGCCCTTGATGATGTCGATGTCAACGGTCTTGGTCGGGAACGTCACCGGACTGCCGCCATTGAAAAAAGTGTTCAGCAGAAAGCGGCGTGCGGTCGGCATCTGCTCGACCGCTTCCAGCATGGTGCGGGTATCAAAAATATCCATCGGAAACTCCGGTTAACGAACGAACAGGCACAAGGCTCGTAGCGCGGCTTTCGCTTTCGCTGCGGTGAGCCCTTCGCCGAGAGTGATTTGGGTGGCCAGCACTTCGCCGGTCAGTCGGATCGGCGCCGCCTGCGCACCTTTACTGGCATCCGTGGTTTGATCGAGGATCGCAGAAGGCACCTCGGAGCCGTCGGTGGCGGCGGGCTTGCACAACACGTATTCGCCACTCGCATGGATCTGGCCTAGAACGGCACCTCGTGGGAGGTTCTGGCCGGCGGCGATCACAGCAATGTCAATCATCACCGGGAATGCGCCCGCTGAAAGCTGCTCGGGCACGTAGGTTTGGCGCTCTGGGTTACTCATGTTTTTCTCCTATCAGCGGCGCGAGGCACCCACGACGATGGCGTTCACCGCGGCCTTGCGTTCGCCTTGGTCATCGTTATCGGTCGGGGTAGAGGTCGAGGCGCCTGTGGCGTCGGACTTGATCGCGTTCAGTGAAATGCCGCGATCCTGTGCTGCCTTAAACAGTTGCAGCGCGGTAGCCTCGACCGAGGTGCCAGCGTCGATAGCGGCAGCGATCTCGGTCTCGAATCCCTTGCTGGCCATCGCGTTGATGCCGGTGATGCGATGCCGTTCAGCGGTTGCGCCCTCCTCGCGGCTCTGGGTGCGGATGCTCTCCAGATCCGCCTGACTCGCCTGGGCGATCTGTATGGTTTGCGGATCCGTGCCGGCGGCTAGCGCCTCACGCAACTCCGCCGTGCTGCTGACGGTGGTCATGTTGAATTTCCTCGGTTGGGTTGCGGCCGTTTTGGCCAGTTCGGTAATCAATGCTTCAAGCGAGCCCAGACGATGGGCCAGGCCGGACTCGACAGCGGCGGCGCCGACACGCAATCCGCCGAAGTCGCCCATCTCCGGAACGCGCTCCGGATCCACACCAAGGTTGCGGGCCACCTTGGCTACGAATACGTCGCCCATGGCGTCAACGGTTTCGCCGACCTTGGCCCGGCCCTCTTCGGTGGACAGATCCACCCGCTTGTTGGGTGCGTTGCGGCTGACGATCTGGTAACGCTTGCGCCCAGTGGCGGCCTCGCCTTCCACCACCGCCTCGACCACGACGCCGATGCTGCCGGCGAGCGCGGTCTCGTCGATGACGATCTCGCCAGCCGCCGAGGCGATCCAGTAGGCCGCACTAGCACCGGTGCCGCCGATGTAAGCAACAATGCGTTTACGATCTCGGGCTGCATGGATGTGGTCGGCCAGCTCGTTGATGCCGGCGGCCACACCGCCTGGGCTGTCGATGTTAAGGATGATTGCGCTGACCTTGGGGTCGTCCAGCGCTTTTTGCAGGTCGGTCGCCAACACCTGGGTACTGGTCGCGCCACTGATCTCGGTGAAGAGATTGGCGTAGCGGAACACAGGGCCGACCACAGGGATGATCGCCACCCCGTTGCGCACGCTGACGGTACGGCTGTTGTCCAGCCGCATGCCGGAGCGTGTCTCCAGCGCCGCCGGGTCGCCCATTCGGTCTGCGATGGTCAGCAGGTTTTCCAGGGCGCCGGGCAGCATCAGCCAAGGCTGCGAGGCAGCCAGCTCAAATGCGCGGGGCATGGTTATTCCTCGTTGGTGTTGTTGGGTGGGGTTTCCTGCTCGCGCCCTTTGGGCAGGACGTGCAAGCCGTCCTGGCGGCGCTGCTCGACTTCGCGCACGCGCTGTCGATACACCTGCTGCCACGGCTCGCCGGTCATCGCGGCGGTTTCCAACGTCTCATTGCTGACACCGATCTCGATGCGCTTGCCGGCGGCGTTGGCCTCCTTCAACTCATCGATGGCGCCACGGGCCGGACCGATCCAGATCGCCTGGCAGTAAGCCTTGCGCTTAGCCGGATCCGCATAGCCGGGCAACTTGATCAGTCCACGTGCCACTGCCTCGTCAATCAGCAGTTCGCGGCTGGGCTGGCAGAAGTCGCAGATCAGCCACCAGCGGCGCAGGCTGTAGAAGCGCCAGGCCTGCAACATCGCCGCACGGGCCGCGCTGTAACTACTGCTGTAGTGCAGCAGCAGTTCCTCCATCGGTTGTTCCAAGGCCGCACCGATCTCCTTGACCACGGCGGTAAAGAACGGATCGAACTGCGCATTGGGCCGTGCCGGGTTGGCAATGACCGGTTCTTCACCTTGCCCCAAGTCGACAATCGCGCCTTCGCCCAGGGCCAGCTCTCCATCAGCAGTGCTATCACCACCGACGCCGTCGCCTTCGTTGGCCAGCGCGGTCAGCGGTAGATTCCCAACCTGAAAGTCGTTGGTCTTCTTGATGAACACGGTGAACATGGCCGAGATCACCGCCGCCATCAGTTCGGCGCTGCTGTAGCGCTCCAATTTCTGCAGTGGCTCCAGCACTGGAGCCAGGTACGGTGCACCTCGCTTCTGTCCTGGCCGCTCCTTGTCGGCCATGACATGCATGACTCGGCGTCTGCCCGTAGCTTCACCGAAGGCTGGCAAACGCTCCCATTTGAGCGCTTGGCCGGCGGTGTACTCGTTCGGGTAACCGGTGCATACGTGATAAGCCAACGGAGCGCCGAGCCTGTCGAATTCGACGCCGTCCACCAGGTTCGCGCTATCCAGTTGTCCAGCCGGATTGCACACCCGATCTGACTCGATCAATTGCAGCCGTGTACTGAAGACACAGCCTGGACGCTCGTCATCGGGGCTGGCAATTAATACATCGCCACCGACCATGGACGAGACCATCACGAGCGCCTGTAGCTGGTAATGATTGAGCGTTGCCTCCGCGTCGCACTCGCGTGGATCATCGGCATACAGTGACCAGAGTCGGTCGAGCTGAGCATTGAGGTCTTCGGCCTGTTCTTCACTCAACCCAATCGCCGCGTGATCAATCTGCGAGCGGCAAACCAGGCCGGTTCCGACCACATTGGTGCGCAGGCGAGTGATTGCCGCTCGTGCGATGAGGTGATTACGCATGGCATCCCGCGAACGAGCCACCAGCATGCGCCGCTCGTTTTGGTCGAGGTCTCGTCGAGGGCTGCCGAGACCGGGTATCCAGCTAGCCATACTGCGCAGCACGCGTGAAGCACCGCGCCAGCGAGTCTCAACCCCACCGCCACCACCTTGGGCGACGATGGGTTTGGCCCCGGAGGCTGACTTAGCGAGCTTGATGGCCTCGCGCATCAGCAACTCGGCCGGATCCTTTCGAAAGAAGCCCATAATCAAATCGCCAGGTAGGAGACGCGGCTGCGGCCACGTCCCTGTTGTTGGGCCTGTTCCAGCGCGACCTCTTTGGCATATTGCTGCTCAAGAAGGCGCAGGCTGTTCAACTCGGCGCGATACAGTTCACGATCCGCACGGCGCAGGCGCTGACCTTTTTTCAGGACGTCAGAGATCGCCGCCCGGACTTCCGCGAGGCGCTGTTGTGCGTCTGTCATGATGTTTTCCTTAGTAGCCCGCTCGACTGCGGGTGCCCCGCCCACGAGCGACGGCTCGGCGCGGTACCGGTGCGACCGGTTGCTCAGTGGTGAACAGGGTTGGCTGTAGCAGTTGCTGCTCCAGCTGGTCCCATTCGTGATCCCGCAGCAGGTGAGTTTTCAGGCTGCGAGCGGCGTGCAGTGAATACACTTCGCAGTCGAGCGCTTCGTTGCGGCGACCCGCTTTTTTCTGCCACACCATCTTGCTGGGGTTACGTGCATGAGGGGCCAGCACTTCGTTGGTGAGTTGCTCGTAGTAGTCCGAGCGAATCTCGCTGTACCAGTGCATTCGACCTGGACCACTGCCCTTGAGTCGGAGCCGACCGTCGATCAATGTCTTGGCTTTGTGCGTGCCGACGATGTGTACCCGCAGGCCGTATTTCGCAGCCTTGGTGTTGTCTTGCGAGGTATCCACTGACTGTGGTGGTTTGGTGAAAATTTCCTTGTCACGGCTATCGACGGAAGCCCCTTTGATCGCCATGACGTTGTAGCGCTGGCGATCCCGAACGTAGGCATAAACCGCATCGCTGGTGTTGCCGTCAGAGCTGTCAATGCTTACCGCCGACACCGCCAGTTGGGCGCCGCCCTCGGTGGGAATCGGCCGGGAGATCACCCGGTCCAGTTCCTGCCAAACAGCATCATGCGGATCGATGGGGTTGCCATGAAGCTCACCCCAATACAGCCGCCATGACTCTTCGCCACGCCCCCACCCGATGATGACCAGCGCGAGGCGATCGCCTTGCACGTCGACACCGACGGTGACCAACAACACACCTTTCGGTGCTGTCAGCTCCGCGTACGGCTCGGCGCGCTTCTCCAGTTCGTCGGTCTTCGGCGCGTCATTCTGGTACTCGTAGCTTTCACCTTTGGAGCTGTTGACGAAGGCGATCATTGGTCCGATGTTGCCCTGCGAAGCCGCGTGTTCGGCTTGAAGTTTCTTCTCCATCAGCACCTGAAAGCGCGATCCCCAGAACGTCGCGTACAGCTCGTTCAGGATGTAACCCGCAATCCCGCGAAATTCTGCCGTTGCCGACCAGCGCCCGTGTTTAAGGTTGGCGTTTTTCTGGTTGTCGTCCCAGATTCCACCGCAATGCGGGCAGGAATAGAACGCTTTTTCCGGTCGCTTCTTGCCGTACACCTCGTGCAGGTAATCTGGGTCCTCATCGCAATGAAGGTTGTCAAAGCTCAGCGTGTGTTCCTGGCCGCATTCATGGCAGGGCACCAAACCAACACGCTTATCCGACAGTTCCAGCTCTGCATCAATCGCCGACAAGCCTTTGATGGTCGGTGTCCCACCGATGATGATCTTCGAGCGACGGAAGGTTTTCAGTCGCTCTTTGGCCAGCTTGATGCTGTCGCCCTGTCCGCGCAGGTTGAGGTTGCAGTCATCAGGCTCCTCAATGGCCACTCGTGGCACCGGCGTGGATTTCACGCTGGCCGGACTATTGGAGCCGACCATCTTCAGAAAGCCGCCAGGGAAGCGTTTGAAGTCCTGACGCTGCTGCAGCTTGCGACTTCGCAAGTCCACTTTCTTGCGCAGGCGTGGCGTGGCTTCGATCATCGGTTCGAGCTTTTCGCCGACGTACTGCTTGGCCGCTTCCGCCTTGGGGAACAGCACCAGGATGGGCGATGGGTCGATGTCGATCCACTTGCCCAAGGCGTTGCCCAGTACGCCAGAGGTCCAGGCCACCTGCGCCGACTTGCGGCCGACAATCTCGCTGACGGCTGGATCGTCCAACGCTTCCAACGGTCCACCGGGCCAGGTCAGGTGCGGCGTCACGTCGAAGCGATATTTGCCGGGGCGTGCCGCCTCCTCGGGAGCGAGCCAACGGTACTTGTCCGCCCACTCGATGATGCTCATGCGAGGCGGTGGCGCCCACTTGCGGCAGGCGCCGCGCAGCGCCTTAGTCGCTGTTTTCTTCAAAGCCCTCCGGATCGTCCGGTTCGTCAGAATATCCATCTGACGGGGCATCATCCTTGTCATAGTCAGAAAGCCTCCTCAGGATGGCTTCAATGGGATCCCTGATCAGTTGGTCGTCGACCTCCACCCCGTAGCGCGCCGAAAGTTCGGCGGCCAAGGCGTCGGGAAATGTGTTGAGTAGCTCCACCTTTGCGGCGGTGATCATTGCTTCAAAGCGCTCGACCAGATCATCGGCGATGACAACCTCTCCCAGATCCTTGGCCATCGCGAGTTCTTCGCGATCAGCGCGGATCCGGTCGAGGCGGTCGCGGGAAGATTCTTTCTTGCCGTTGAGCGAGGCCTGGTGCATCAGCCACTGAATCACTGCTTCAGTGTCATATTGGTTTTCGTTGCCCCGACCGAGGCCGAACTCGATCACTGGCATGCCGTCGTTCTGCCAACGGGTCAGGGTGCGTTCATCACGGCCGACGATCTCGCTTAAGTCGGCCTTGCTAACAGTCCTGCCCATATCTAACCCTTTGAAAAGACGGACATCACTGCAAAATTCTCAGCTGCAGAGATCCCGCGAGTTCGCTAACCCGTGTAGGGGGCGGCCCTCAGGGAGGACCCGGAAAAATGGCGCCCCCACCCGGCCACCGACCTAGCTTCGGTCGGTCGATGCCGACTCCGAAACGCCCAACCGCTTGGCAGCCCAGCGTTCGTACAACCCGATGGCCACATCGGCACCGGCCATTGCCGTCAGGCAACCCAAGGCGCCCGCCGTCCAGATCGTCATTCAGGCTGCGATCATCAACATCATCGCCGACACCCCGCAGACAATGCAGGCCCCGGATCTAAGCGCGAGGCGGCGCAACAATGCCCAGCCCCGCGCCCCATCCTTGTCGGCCCGCCACATCTCCCCCGATACGCCGCCGACCAAGGCCAGGACGATCACTAACCAGATTGGCATTTCTGCCAGTGCTTGTTGCTCGCTTGTCATATGATTTCCCGATTCATGATCAATGGGACATTGGTGATGAATTACTCACAAAGATTTTTGGAGACATTCATGACTGGATTTGAATTGGTGAGCCTTGTAATCGGTGTTGCAGGTTTAATCGTGGGGTCAGTTGCGTTGCCTACCTTCGTCTTGACCTGGTCCCAAGCCAGCGATGACCAAAAAGCCAAGTTCTGGGGAGTCATTACCAAACTCAGGAAAAAGGCTTATCGAGGATGGGTGTGGGTTTCATGTGCCGTGCTAGTGATTACTGGAATCGGGAAAGTGGCAGACTTCGTCACAAGCTCCGAACCAATGACACGACTCGATGTTTTCTTATTGTTGATGAACCTGATGAGCCTCATCGTATTCACCGTGACTTCGCTCATCTTGTTTGTGATTTTCAGGTTGGAAGACAAGAAGAAGGGTCTGCCCGTCATTACCCCCTAAACGCAAAAACCCGGCGCAATGGCCGGGTTTGGTGGTGTGGTGCCTGCCGCTGTCTGCGGTCGCACCTATCGAAGATGACTACTTTTTACAGGTCGATTCCGGTGGCAGCAACCCCGGTTTAATGCCACCCGGCGAATAAGTGGGTAACACCGGGTGAACGCCTAGCGAATGTCGGTGAATATCCCACCCCGGCATTCTGCTGTTTCGGCGGCGTCCCATCTGTCCCACCATTCAGAATCGAAGTCGGACGCCTGAGAGCGCCTAAATTCGGGGCTTCGCCCCACTGTCCTACTTATCTCTCTCCTTTCTCGTGTAAAGGAAGAATCTTAAAGAACACGCATGCGCGTGAAACGCGCGTACTGCTGCCCGCTACGCTTACACGGGCGGGAGGCACTTTGTAGCGGGACGGTGGGACAGACCAACAACGACAAGGCCCGCACCTGTCCCACTGCATCAAAACGCAGCGGGACAAGACGGGCCAGTGGGACAACAACAGCCGGACGAATGCCAGGGGTCACGCAGCCGCCCCCATCAGCACCCAGTAGATCTGCAGATGCGCATCATGCAAACGCTGGTAGTACGTGTCACGGCCACAACCGCAGTGCGCGTACCGCAAGCGCATATCAACATCGAGCGTGCAGTAATGCTCCCGCACAACCGTCACCAGCTCGGGCGCCAGATGCTTGTTCACGATCAGCTCGATGTCGAGAGAACTCTCCAGCGGCGCACGAAAGGCCCGCCGTCCACGAATCAGTTGCCCATTACTCTCCATCATCATGGCAACCATATTCCCCCCAGCGAGCCCCCCTTTCGAATGTTCGGAATGCAGCTCTTGCGCCCACAACCGAAGCAGCGAATCGATCTCCTTAATCAAAGCAAGGCTCCTCGAATGCTTCGCGCTTCAACGCAGAGGCGCCGCCCCACCCTGCCGGCTTTTTGTAAGCCCACGGCCGCTGACCACTTTTCACCAACGGAGGCATCCGAACACGCCGCCATCCCAACCGATGCATGATCGCCCCGACGCGCATCTGCTCCGGTTTGCCCCAATGCCCGAAGTCCAACTTCAACGCACTACTCAGCACTTCGCTACCGGTGGTGGTCTCGCCGATCTGCGACTCTTCCAGCCAGGTCAGAATCGGCCCTTCCCATTCGTCCACCACAAAGCGCTCGTCCTGCTCTTCGCCGAACATCGCCGCTTCATCCAGCGTCACCCACCAAAGGTCGCCCGCGTCGTAACAGAACACCGCCTCGGCCCACAGCTGATCGCGGATCGAGCGCAACAGCTCCAGATCCACCTTCGTACACGCCACCGGCCAATAACGGCGGTTACCGGTCGCGTCCTTCAGGTACTCGTCCTGGTTCGTAGTACCCACGAACACGCACTGACGCGGCACGTCCATCGTGCGACGGCCGTAACTCTCACGGTAGGTATCAGTGGACGCCGAGAAAAACTGCTTGGCCTTGGTACTCTCGGCCTTGTTGAAGCTGTCCAACTCGCCCAGCTCGACGATCCACTTACCCCGTATCGCCTGAAAGCCGTCCTTGTCGCCGAGGGCGAACGGCGTGTCCATGAACCACTCGCCACCGAGAATGCTCATCGCCGTCGACTTACCGGCGCCCTGCGCACCCTCAAGGATCATCACCGAGTCAGCCTTGCAACCCGGCTTCATCACCCGTGCCACGGCCGACAACATCCAGCGCTTGCCGACCTTGCTCGAGTAATCGGTGGCCTTCACGCCCATGACGTCCGCGAGCCAGCTTTCCAGGCGCGGCACGCGATCCCACTCAAGCTTGCGCAGATACTGCCGCACCGGATGAAACGCATGGTCATGCGCAACCACACTCACCGCCTCGATCACATGCGACGCCTTCACCCGTAAGTTGTACTGCTGCGCGAGCCACTTCATCACCCGCACATCATCGATATCCGCCCAATCGCCCGTGCCGCCGCCATACGGCGCCGCACGCAGCTTCACGATCTTCGAACTGAACGCGCTGTAACTGATCACCCCGGCCCAACGTTCATCGTTAGCCAGGATCAACTCGACGTTCTGCATGTGCGCTATCAACGCCCCGCTCTCGCTTCGAGCCAGCATGTCTTTCCAGCCACCAGCGGCCGGCGGTTTCACCACCGCCAGCACCTGACGGCGCACAGCCTCCAAACCTTCGGCGATATGCAGGTCGTTGAAGTCAGTCCACTTGATCTCCCGCTCCCCGGAAAAGATCGGCGCAACCACCTGGCCACCGACAATCAGCGCCGCGTTATTGGCCTTCTCTTCACCAGGGTTCCAGGCATCGCCGTTGGGTTTCGTGGTCTTCCAGTCATCGTCCCGACAGATGATCAGCGGGCAGCCGGCGAAGCGCTCACGCATCGCCTTGCACACCACCAGCAAGTTGCCGGCGTCAAACGCGATGGCCACGGTCAGCGACGTCGCCATATGCAGGCTTGCGCCCGTGGCGTAGCCCTCACACACCAACACCGGCTCACCCGGATCCGGATGCGGACCGATCAGGTGAAAAGCGCCCTCCTTCGACATCCCATAGGGCCAATACGTCTTGTCTCGGCCGGTGTCTTCCTGCTTGGTTGGAAACACAACCTGCAGGCCGACAATCTCGTCGCGCACGTTGCACATCGGCACCAGGAACGCACCAGTGCGCGGCGCATACCGAACACCGATACCAACGATCTGCTTACGATCCAGATAGTCGCTACGGCCCTTCTCCGGCATGCGCTTGAACATGCCTGCCGCTCGCTTGGCCGCACGACGCGCCGCACTGGCCGCGATCTCTGCAGCGCGGCGCTTGGCCTCCTCCTGTCGAGCGCGCATAACCTCACGCTCTTCCGGCGACATCCGCCCGGCCTTGACCTTGATCTTCTGCGACTCACCCGAACGCCAGTCACCAAACGCGCCGAAAATCAGCGTCTCACCCTTCTCGGTGCGATGCTCGTGGGCGATGTACCAGCCGTTCTTTTCCTTGCCCTTGTCCTGTGCTGTTTTGCACCGAGTGAGCTTACCGAATACCAATGGCTGCGCGGGCTCAAGCCCGTAATCGGCGAATTGCCCCAGTACCTCATCCAGCATGGCGAGCCCCCTTCAGTTCCTCGAGAGAAAGGCATCCCACGCATTGTGTGCAGCCGGGCGACGCTAAACGACGGGCCTCCGAGATCGGGTCATCACACGTTTCACAGTACAGAAACGAATGCGCCGCCAAAGCGGGCTTGGCGGCGTTGCGTGCAGCGAGCGCTTGATCGATACGCTCTTGCACCAGGTCATTAGCGAAGTCAGCGATATCAGCCACGATCAACACCCCGCGTCGTCTGATTGACATACGTGGCGCGGTTGAACATCCCCAGCAGCCCCTGAATCCCACGAAACACCTGCAAGCGAATCGCGGCCAGTTCCTCATCAGTAACGACACCGTCGCCAATGCTCTTAGCCCAGGTGTCCGCCAGATCCGCCACCTTGCGGAAGTATTCCGCGATACCGGTGGTCAACGTCTCGGGCATGTCATTGGTGTACGCCTCAGCCAGTTCCTGCCATGTCGTGTCACCGACCAGCGCATGCACCGCATCCAGAATGCGGCGATCCTTGGTCAACTCCAGAATCTCGCCGAACTCTTGAATGTTCACCGTGTGGCTTGGGTGGGTTGGGGAAAGCTTGTGCTGCAGCGTGGTCGCATTCCGGCCGGTGGTGGCGGCAATGGCTGCGGCACCACCGGGGTAGTCCCGTGCAGCATGGTAAAGCGCAAGATCGAGCGGCAAAACTTCCCGCTGCGCCCGGTCTAGAGAGCTCAGAATGATACGGCTCATGGCATTAATCCTTGTAAGTTGCCAGTGCCGCGCGACATGCAGTGGTGATACATTTGCCGCGTGGCTTGAAAGGGCCCAAACGCCGGCTAGATCTTCGGGATCGATACCGGCACCGTGCCGGGGCGAACAATCCGTTGTTCACCCCTGGCGCAACAGCTGCCCAATCTGTGGTGGAAAAGGCAGCAACACCAAGGCTTCCGAGCCTTGGAAAAGCGCGATAAAGAGAGGTGGTTGCATGTGGTGTGCCCGCCTACCTTTATCGCGACCCGACAGCGCTGTGGTGGTGCGTGCCGGGAGGAACTGGGCGGCCCTTGGGCCGCCTTTTTTCTAGCTATGCTGCCTTGGATAAAATAGTTTCGGTAATGCCGAAGTGCTCCAGCACTTCCGCAAGGGAAACGAGGCCTTCGCTCTCGCGAGTCAATGATTTGATCAGAGAGACGCTGGGGTCTTTGCTCGCGTACTTGACGTGAAGCCTTAAGTAGCTGACAGCTATGCGACAGCGTGCTGCATAAGCCGTAAGCGCGTCGGAATCCAAATTGTTGATGTAATCGCGCAGATTCATAAGGTGTACCTCCCGCAGTAAATTTAACCATTAAGGTTAATTTTTTCAATACCTTTTTGGACATTCACCTGAAAGGTTAAAAAAGCCAGACTCTTCGCATGAAAATTTCAGATACGCGCCTACAGAATTTCCGAAGAGTCCTGGCAGAGAGAAAACTTCGCCTGACAGATATCGCAGACCTATTGGGTAAAGCTCCTGCCCAAGTGAGTGCCTTCGGCGGAAAGAATCCCACGAAGGGCATTGGTGATCAGATTGCTCGCGAAATAGAGCAGGCGCTGAATCTTCACAGCGGCTACTTAGACATGCCCTTTGGCGTAGGCGAGTTCAACAACGCCACTGTATTGAGTCACACCGGACGTAAACTACCTGTTATTGGCTCTATTGCTGCCGGGGCGTGGTGCGAATTGGATTCTGTCTTCGATCCACGAGATGCGGAGGAGTGGATTGATGCTCCCGGGCCTGTCGGACCACGAGCTTTCATACTTCGTGTTGAAGGAATGAGCATGGAGCCGAAATTCATTGAGGGCGACAAGATAGTAATCGATCCCTCTCTTGATGCTTTGCCAGGTCATTTCGTAGCTGCAAAGAGAACTAGGGATCAAGCAGCAACACTTAAACAATTGAAACAAGAGGGTAACGAGCAATATCTTTATGCATTAAACCCTGACTGGCCTGAGCGAATTATTAAAATGAATGAAGAATGGTCAATCTGTGGCAGAGCAAGATGGAAAATATCGGACCTATGATAAACCTGAGTTCAGATTATTAATCTGAACTCAGGCTAAGAGCATTAAGCCGCGCCAGGCGCCGGAATTGCTGGTTCTACTTCTGCAGGCTCAGGATCGTCAATATACTCTTCCAATCCAACCTCAGCCAAAACAGCATTCAGCTCTTCAAGCTCAACATTTTTGCTATCTTTTAAGGCGGAGATTACCGCACCCACCACAAAACTGTATTTAATTTGGTCATTTAATCCACATGCTCGAATCAGATCAAATATCTGTTCCTTAGTGAAATATTTCGCAAACCTGATTACTGTGCTTCCAAAGTCATTTGCCATCGCAAATGAGGACGAAGCAGCAAATAGTTCCGCTACTTTCTGCCCTACCGCGTCATTATATAATGTAGTTTTCGAGCGACTTACTTCTGCTCGGGTAGCTGCCGTGATCCGCTTCTTGGCGCTAGCTTGCAATCCTTCGAGCCCTAAAAGCGGGATTACCTCATCGAATTTATCGCTAGGCAATGCCTCAACATAGGCAGAAAGTCTTTGCTGCTGATCCTCATCAAGCATAACCCACGCATCGTCCAACAAGGTCAGTAATGGAAGAACCTTATCGAGATCTTCTGCCTCTAAAGCACGAACTATGGGAGAGAATTTCTCCGATAATGCTTGATCATAAATGACCTTGTGCATTGACTCGACCGCTTGCAATGCTGTTGCCACCTGAAGCTCTTCTTTATCTGGCAATCCAGCAACGAACTTCTTTAAAAGAACCACAATAAAACTTGTAACAAGTGCCGGACGAGCTTTAAGCAGGGGGCCTCGTTTAAATGCTACTACCGCCTTGTCTATCTCAGTTGGGAAATACCCAGAATCCACTTCTTTCAGCAACAATCCAAGTGCGTACTTACCTTGAGCTGGTGGATACTGAAGTAAATAATCAACTGCAGATCTAATATGCACCCTAGCAAGTTCAGCTGGCGGATTAAAAATCTCACTATCCACAGTCATTGATGGATGAGCACATCTATTCCGATCCTGCTGAAGCCTATCTAGATCCGTAAATTCAACATGTGAAATTAACTGAAAGTTATCTCTAGCATTAGCAAGAAGCTCTCGTTCAAACTTCAAAGACGCAGGGATATCATTTGCCACTCGCGCAGCCTCAAATGACTTAACTACTGCTTCAGCTTGTTTATCTCCTGCTAGAGATAATTCCTTATATTTGTCGATGATATCAAAAGCAACGGCAATCCACGTTGACACGATCGACGAGCGAAATGCCCCAGCTTTATAACAGGCAACAGCTTCGCGAATGTAGCTTTTCGACTTTTCATCTCGACATTTCAAAACTAGTTCGTCTAAATCAGAAAGTGGTGACGCCATCAGAAACTCCATGTAGGTGGTTTGCTAAAAATCATAGGGCAAAGCTATTGCTTTGCCATCATTCTGTCTACCGAAAAGCAGAGGCCTAGGGTAGGAAATCAGCCACTCTAAAAAACACCTTAAGGGTATAAATATTTTGACATGTTAACCTTTATGGTTAACTATTTGCCCGACTCTCCCACCACAGAGCGAGGCAAAACCATGCACACCACAGCCACCTTGCACGTCCACCCGGCCGCTGCTGACCCCTTCCGAATCTTCGAAATCCGTCGCTTGGCCCGCGAGAGCGGCTGCTCGTTTGTCACCACCAAATTGAAGCAGCAAGCTCGCACTGCCCCCACCCCATTCGATCCGAACGGCGGAGGGCGCGCAGCATGACCAAGTACAAAATCGACAACCGCACGCTGCAGTTACTCAACGCCCAGGTCAACCTGACCGAGACCTTCAACCACGTCCTCAGGACAGCGCCCAAGCGTGAGTGCCTGGCGTTCCGTCTCAGGGTCGAACGAGGCACAACCGAGAGTACCTTCGTCGTCGAGCTGGGCAGCGAACGCCACACGCTGACCCTGCAGAACGACAAGAAAATGCACCTCAAGCTAGCCGACTTCATCGAAGAGATCGCCAACGGCCCATTCGACGCGAGCAACACCAGCGACCTGGTGCACCGCCCGCATGCCAGCCGCGAATACGGCCGCTTCGAGGTCTCCGACAAGCAACGCGTGTTCGAGCTGGTACGCACCGGCGGCGTGCTGAGCCTCGACATGGGCTTCGACTACCCCCTACAGGTCGCGCTGCACCGCACGCAATCACGCTCGGGCGTCACCACCATCCTGAGCATCGGCAACAAAAGCCCGCATACCCGCTGCTTCACCGCGTACGGCACCGATGTCGAGATCTACGGCAAGGTCACCGAGTCCATCAACCACCTCGCTGCAGCGGCCACCCCAGCCGCGCACGCGGCATGAGGAGGACGCCATGGAACGCAACCTCGCCCAAGCCGCAACCCAGCTCGGCCTCACCCGGCCAAAGCTCATCGCTCGCATGCGGGAAAAAGGCCTGCTGAATGAGAGGAACCTACCGGCCTACCCCAACCGCGACCGCGATTACCTGCGCATCAAGGACGGTCAGTGGTACCACGACCAACTCGGCATGCAGTACAGCCAGTCGACCAGGGTGAAACAGCCCGGCATCCGCTGGCTGGCCGAGCAGTTGGGTATCGACCTGCCTGCCATCCCGGCAGACAACCGTGACGTGGCCTAGGGAATACGCCCGCCAGATCATCGCCATGCGGACACGAGAGGAGCGCAACGCCGCGCTCCTCGAAGTGCCCGAACATCTGCGCGAGCTGACCAGAACCCACTGCCTGAACGCCTGGAACCACCCGGCCAGGAAACAACGCAAGGAGGCCCAACAAAGCCATGAGTAACACAGCACAAAACCCGCTGCGCCTGCATCCGGCACCGGAATCAGCCACCGTCGAACTGCTCTACCGCATCTTCGGCGACGTCCTGATCCCGCTGGAGAAAGTGCGCGAGCAGTACTTCCGCAACCTCAACGAGCAATCGTTCGTGGCCGAGATCAGCAGCGGTCGCATCCAGCTCCCCATCACCACCCTGGACACCAGCCGCAAGGCGCCGAAGTACGCCCACATCCGGCACGTCGCCTCACTGATCGACATCCGCGCCTACAAGGCCGACGAAGACATGCAGCGACAGCAGGACGACACCAACGAGTAACAACCACAAACCAAGCGGCTGCCACCACCAGCCAATGACATCACCAGGAGCACACCACATGACTGCAATTCAGATCTGCGCGCTCATCGCCCTGATCGCCTTCGCCGCCCTCCTCGTCTGGGCCGGTTACAAAATGGGCCACACCGACGGCAAGACACTTGGCAATAAAGAAGGCGACGAGATCAAACGCGCTGAAAGCGCCAAGACCATCTGCGAACTGAAAGCGTCTCTCAACTTCAATAAGGCTGATCACATTCATTTGGTGCAGTTCAGCAGCCGCCTCCAGAAAGTGTCGGCATCCGGCGAAATAGAACGTCATTTGCTATTGAATATCGCTGAGAAACTCCGGATTGCCGCGGAGATCTACAACGCGTTCCGTACCGGCAAAAAGCTGGAGCGCGACACTCGCGCATTGCGTGATCAAGTGCTCGCCATGGCCGTTCTGCTAGGACCAACAACGCAGGGGAGCCCAGCATGAGCGAGATCCTAACCTTCACCAGCAAATGGTTCGACCTACATGAGCCTGACGCAGATCTGATCGACCCGCGAGACATCACCCACTCGCTGGCCAATCTGTGTCGTTTCAACGGCCACACCCGCGAGTTCTATAGCGTGGCGCAACATAGCTGTCTGGTCGCAGATCTCGTACCCGAGCAGGACAAACTAGCCGCGCTCCTTCACGACGCGACTGAAGCCTACGTCGGCGATATGGTGAGCCCCCTGAAGCAATGGATGCACGCATATCAGGATGTAGAGAATTGGATATGGGAACGCATATGCACCCGATTCAACCTCGCATCTGATCTTCCGGCCTCCGTCCGCCATGCCGACTTAATTGCTCTAGCTACCGAGCGTCGCGACCTCATGCCACCCAATCCGGCCACCTGGGATTGCCTGATCGGTATAGAGCCCACGACAGAAACCATCCGCCCATGGTCACCTACCGAAGCCAGGCTTACGTACCACCAGCGCTTGATGGATCAACTCTCTATCGAACTTCGCAGGAAAGCGACATGACTCATTCTCAGACCGGCAACCAGTCTCAAACCGCGTTGCTCCGCAGTACCAGCGGGATCGACACGCCTCTAAAAAACAGTCTTTGCTGCGTTGCAGCAGGCATTACTGCTCCTTCCTGCAGTGCAGCCGAGGTGCCTACCCCCCACGAAAAGCTGCGCGAGGCAGCCGCACCCGATGCAACGCGAAACGCTCATAGCCGCCCGCCCGCGCAGCCTGTTGTAGGGTATACGCAAGCTAACTTCAACCCCAAAAGTCCCTCACAGGCGGCCGTCAACGAGGTGCTGATCGACGAGCGCACCGAGTTCGAAAATGAGTTCCCCGTGCCCGAAGGCCTGCAGTACTGCGCACAGCGCGAGACGTACATCACCGCACACGGTGCGAAGACATCCGATTCGTTCGCTCGTGAGCATTACGCTTACCGGGCGGGCTTTGCTGCTTGGAAACGCAGAGCGTGGAAGCATGCAGCACTCGTAGGTCAGCAACAGGAGACCGAGGTATGAGCGCCGCAGAGAAAATTGATTTTCAAATAACACCAGGCGCTTGGTTCCGCCAAGACCTGCTTTATCCAGTGTTCGGACTCAGCACGGAAGCTGTCCGCAAGTATCGTTCTCGCGGGCTTTGGCTGGAGGGCAAGCACTACCGAACCGACCCCGCCAATGTGCTGGTTTACAACAAGCAAGCAATTGAAAAGTGGATGGCAGGTCAACCATGAGTGACAAGATGCCCACAGGTGTCGAGATGAACGGCAAACAGCTGCGCATCTGGTTCATCTTCAATGGCCAGCGATGCCGGGAACCACTTGAGGGGATCTCGAAGGTTAACAAAGCTGCGATTGCCTATGCCGACAACAAACGCCGCACAATCCTCGCAGAGATTAAAGAGGGCCGCTTTGACTATGCGGCCCACTTCCCTAACTCTCCCAGGGCAGCAATGTTCACCGGAACTGGTGGACCATCTCTGAAGCGCACGGTGAAGGAAGGTATCGACCGATGGCTGGAGGTTCAGCGCGCACTCAAAGCATCAAGTACCGTTGTTAATTACGTCAGCAAGGCCAAGCACGTCGAAAACAAATTTGGCAAACGCAGAATCGTGGACATCAGCAAGAGCGATATAGAGCTGTTTCAAGCACAACTGCTGAAGCAAGGCCTATCCCCAAAGACAGTAAACGACATCTTCACCGTCGTCCGAGGCGTCTGGGCTGACGCCTTCGGCGACGGCATCTTGAAAGCCAACCCACTGGACCGAATCAGCAACGTCGGCTCAGATGTCGACCTCGAGCATGCTGACCCTTTCAGTCGCACGGAGATTGATTTGATCGCCAAAACGGATCCGGCGCGACGACCTGATACTAGGATGATTGAGTTCAACTGCTGGGCTGGACTATCGCTATCCGAACTCATTGCACTCGCTGTTGAGGACATCGATCTTCTGGCCGGCCTGGTGCATGTCCGACGCGCGTTGGTGGTGGGCGAGTTCAAAGTCCCGAAAGAACGCTCCAGGGTACGGGTCGTCGAGCTGATAGACCCCGCACTGGAACTGATGCGAGAGATCGTTGTTGAGGCCAGGGAAGCCCCCACAGAAGAGATCACCGTAATCCAGCGTGACAACATCACGTCAAAGAAGATGAAAGTCAGATTTCTTTTCCGCAGCTCTACCAGCGGGTTGCTGTGGAGCGGTAAGACCCTGAGCAATTGGTTCACCGCTCATCTGAAAAAGGCGGATGTTCGTCATCGCGGGGCCAACCAGTGTCGCCACACCTTTGCCAGCCAGATGTTATCGAGCTACGTTCCGGTCGAATGGGTAGCTCGTCAGTTAGGGCACGCCGATACTACGATGGTGAGAAAGCATTACGGGCGATGGATACCAAACGACACCAAGAGCATGGCGGGCATTGTGTCCAGTATGCTTGGATTCAGGAAGGAGCAAGGTGGGGAGCAACTGTGACGCTCGACAGGTTAGCCCCAAGTCCACCAGCTTAACTCCGTCCCCGGTTACCACACGAAATGCTTGCTTCAACTTGTCTAGCGATAATTAGGTTTTGTACTTGTCACGCAGTATTCGGAATTCTGCAAGTGCAGCCTCGCCGTAGTCCAAGGATGACTCAAGAAGCTCGCGGTAGCCGGTTTCGTCCAGGATATGATCTGGAGTACCGCTTAAGTATGGCTCTGCAAAACGCTGTGCTCGCAGCGGAAGAGGAGGAATGGGCTGCTTTAGTTCGCGGCGAGTGTATGGCCCTAAGGACTGCATTAACCATGCGAACAAATCATACTTTTCCTTCAGCGATGAATACGTCGACCTATCCTCTTCAGACATCTTTACGTACCACGCGGGTACAAGATACTCCGCGTATGTCATCAGGCTGCCTAACCGTTTATCGATCTGCATAGTGAAGAATTCTTCGAACCAACTCTCTTCGAAGATATCTTGAAACTCATGCCACGTAACGAGCCTCAAATTCGTCAAGTCGCTCGCGGAAATAGCTCCTGACTGGAATCCCTCCATGGAGATGATGTAGCCGATATTTGCTCCGATGTCCTGAACCACAGTTCGGAATCCGTGCACGACGTTTTGCGGGATACGTGTCTTCCAGTATTTGCACTCACATACGATGGCGTACTTTCGGCCGCGAACTGTCTCCTCCGCGTACACATCCAACTCCACTGCCCCTCGAACTGCAGGGGTCTTTTTCTCGACCTCAACGTCGAATCCGCACTCCTGAAGAATACGTCCGACTTCGGTCTGCAGCTCTTGCCAACTGTTAGGAACGTTTCGGCTAATCAT